TTTTTTAAAAAAAAAAAAAAAAAAAAAAAAAAATAAAATATAGAGATATGACCCCGACACCCTGAACACCCTGAACAAGATGAGTACTAAGGTATTCACTTTTGAAAATGAGTACCTTAGGCGGTTACAAATACCCACACTGACAGCAGGGTCTATATACCCCCGGGGGTATATTGTATACTTATAAGTTAACAAATTGAGTGCTTTGTATACTTATACGTAAAAATATACAGAAATTGCAAAAACTTGCTGTCTGTGGGGGCCCCCCGCCCGGGGTGTCGGATGGGACCCTAAATGGGGTGTCGCTAAAAAACAACGCCCCCTCATACCCTATGGGGTATCGCGCATACCCTACGGGGTATAGTACCGGCTTGGTCGCATACCCTACTGGGTATAGTAGGCACCGAGGCGCATACCCTACTGGGTATAGTAGGCACCGAGGCGCATACCCTACTGGGTATAGTATGCGGGCCAAGCTGGCATGGATCTTGCATGGCTAGCAAGTATCGTGCCAACGTGGCATGGCACGCATTGTGCTATTAGCAAGAAGCATGCCAACGTGGCATGGCACGCATTGTGCTATTAGCAAGAAGCATGCCAACGTGGCATGGCACGTATCTTGCTAGTGTGGCACGCAGGCTAAATGCAAATGAGAATGATTCGTATTCGCAATGCGCACGCGAGGCCTAGGGGCCTGTCTAGCGTGATTGCACTAATATAGTATGTCACGCGATTGCCCTAGACGATCGTCTAGTGCTGATCTATAACCACCCCCAATTGACCATGATAGTGTAAGTAAACCAAACCCCAAAGGAAACCACCATGCAAACCCTCACACCATCACGCCACACCGGCGACCGCGACAACATGTTCACAATCAACCTGCCACGCATGCGTGGTATCTACAGCGACGCAAGCTTGTACCAAGGTTATAAGAAAAACGACGACGGCATTTACTGGGCCCTGCAACATTCGTCTTGTTTACAGGGCCATTACAGCGAGGCAGACATTGCCCATCGCGACCGCCTGCACAACATGAAACCCTTGGAAAATGGCGACATTGTGCTGATCAATGGCGAGCAGTACAAGACGCGCATTCTAGGCAATTTCAGTGACTGCGCCATTTTCGACAAGATCGATTGATGCGTGATGGCCTGCGTGCAGGCCATTGCAGATCAACCACCCCCAGTTGACCATAGTAGTATCACCAACCAAACAGGAGGCCATCATGGCAATCGTTACCCTTTTCAAAGCAACATACAAACCCGCAACAAACACACGCGCGGCCAAGATCATGGTCCAACGTATGGACCTAAACGACAAGGCAGAGGCCATGCCGCTGGACTACAGCGCGAAAAACCTTACCCGCGCGGCCATCGTGGCATACGCTAAAAAACGCGGCCCACAATGGTGGTTGCCCACCGACGAGGACGACCTACAGTTTGTAGGAGACGAGAAAAACAGCAACGTCCAGTACTACATCACAAGCAAATAATGCGTGATGGCCTGCATGCAGGCCATTGCAGATTATTTTCAACAACAGGAGCACACCATGAAAAAACCCACCGGCTACGTTATTTACCGCGGCCCATCGTTACTTGATGGCACACCAATTGTGGCCATTGCCCTGCTTGGTTCAAGCAATCGCAAGACAGGCAACATGGTGCAGACCTATATTTTGCGCGACGACATGCGCCCTACACTGGCCGTCCAAACTGGCGCGGACAGCGCGATCTGTGGCAATTGCAAACACCGGCCATTTTTAGGTGGCGCGTGTTACGTGGTCGTGGCCCAAGGTCCTACTGTTGTCTTCAAGACAATGCAGGCCGGCAAATACCCTGACGCTACACCGGCCGACGTGGGCACCATGGTGGCCGGTCGCATGGTGCGTCTCGGCACCTATGGGGACCCTGCCGCGGTACCGGCCAACGTATGGCAGGCCCTGACAGCGCAGGCCGTCGGCCGTACAGGGTACACACACCAATGGGCCAACGAGGCCCTGCCAATGGACCACCGCGCAGACATTGCCCAGTTGACCATGGCCAGTGTAGACACAGTGGAAGAGGCCCAACAGGCCCGCGCCAGTGGCCTGCGTTATTTCCGGATCCGCTTGGCCACCGAGGCCCTGCAAGAGCGCGAATTTGTGTGCCCTGCTAGCGAAGAGGCCGGTAAGCGCAAACTGTGTGACACGTGTGGCGCGTGCAATGGCACGACCAAATCCACTGGCGCAAGCCCTGTGATTATTGTGCATGGCAACAAGGCCCGCAGATTCACAGAACAGCGCGCGACAGCATGATTGATGCGTGATGGCCTGCGTGCAGGCCATTGCAGATCAACCACCCCCAGTTGACCATAGTAGTATCAGCAACCAAACAGGAGAAAACACCATGGAAAAATTATACGCATTTCAACGTCGCATGCATTCAACGTGCCACTATTACCCGCGTGAGTATGGCGTGGCCATTAACTGGAATGCGCAGACGCGCAAGTGGGAAACCCTGACAATCAAAATGGACAGCAATCACAAGGCAGAATTAGAGGCCCTGTTGCAAGGCACCGACGGCCACATTACCCGCATCGACGGATTTTTCACCAACTAAGGAGCAGACCATGATCAAGTTCAAAAAGACAGTGCCGGACGGCCGGCATAACACAGAGGCGCGTGATTGCACAGTGCGCGCATTGGCCCATGTGGCCGACATGCCATACAGTGAAGCGCACGCGCTCATGGCCTCATTCGGCCGTAAGAATCGACGTGGCGTGCCACGTGGTGACGTGGTCAGGGCCTACGCAAGCAAGGGCCTGACATACATCAAGCGCAACGACAGGCCCACACTGGCCCAGTTCATGCGCGAAGATGGCGCCAAGCATGAGCGCCTAGTGATCAACAAAACCGGCCACGTGTTTGCGCTGATCAACGGCACACAGTTGGACATGGCCAAGTGCGGACCACGCACGCGAGTGCAAGGGTATTACGTGCCGGCAAAATGATGCGTGATGGCCTGCGTGCAGGCCATTGCAGATCAACCACCCCCAATTGACCATAGTAGTATCAACAGGAGAAAACAATGAAGACAATCACAATCACACAAAAACAGTGGTCCAACCTTAACGTTGGCCTGCTGTATGAAATGGCCAAGTTCTTGGCAGAAGAGCACAGCGAGGACCTGACACGCGAAGAGCGCACAGACACCATCAACATGCTCAACGACGCAATACACGAGTACAACAAGATCAAAGAGGCATTCAAAGCATGAAATACCTTAGAGAGTTTATCGAGGCCCTGATACTGGCCGTCCTGATCGGTGGCCCGCTGTTTTATTATTTTCTTTACGTAATGAAACCATGAACAACTGGCCATTCCCCCCATTCCCAAACCCACTAGACAAGGGCGCCAACGTGCCCCGATTCAACCCCGATAACTTCGAGGACGCGCCCTTTTAACCACCCCCAATTGACCATAGTAGTATCAACAACACAGGAGCACACACCATGAAAACAGCACGACCATACACCGACGACGTCGGAGGTTTTATCTACTACAAAAAGATGGCCGAGCAGGCCTCAAAGGTGGCCCACAGTAGCGCGCATGGTGTGTGCGTGACTGTGGATTACTTTAACGGGGACTACAAATTCGTTATATGGACACTGGCCCCCAAGGCCACCAATGGCATTACCAAACACGAATTGTTCGCAGAGGTCACAGACCAAGATCGATTAAACGCACACGTTATCGGTTTCACACAAAACATCGAGGAGTTGACAAAATGAGAAAATTTCCACTGTACATCATTGACAGAGCAGGCCAGTTCACCACGCAGGAATTCCCGTCGTACGAGGAGCAATGCGCGGCCGCGGACAAGTGGGAGGCCGGTGGCCACGAGACCTACTTCAATTACCTAAACGCAGTGATGCGTTACGACGCATTCAAACGATTCAACCAAGCACAAGGAGCAAAATAATGAACCAATTTCAAAGCGCATACGAGCAGGGCAAAATGGACAAGTGGGACCGGATCACACAAACCATGGACCAAGTGCGTGCCGAGCACGACGCAGGCAAACACGTGGTGGTGTTCGAGTCCTTGTCCTACTGCCCCTACACCGACGCGCCCATGGGCACCATGCCCCACATCGTCAAGGCCTGCGACACACGCGACGAGGCCGAGGGCCTGATCAATGACTACTTTGAAGACCACATCGACAACGACGTGGTGGACGTTTACATTTACCCAAAGTACAAAGCGCCTAAACAGGCAACAACAGAATTTGACGACATTCCTTTTTAACCACCCCCAATTGACCATAGTATTACAACCAACCAAACAGGAGAAAACCATGGATAAGACATACTGGACAGGCCAAGGCCGTTACCAAGCGCAGGCCGACGCGTTAGAAAAGCTTCTGCCAATTTTTGGCGTGGTGGAAGACGCCAAGGGCGCCAACAAGCACCTAGACACATTTAGGCGCGCAGTTAACTGCTACTACGACGTGTACAACAACGGCCTGTGCAATCGGGCACGTGAGTTCAGCACACTGTTTAAAATTGCAGGCGTGGCCAAAGAGATCAATTCGCGTCGTGCCAACGGCATGCTGTCTATGGACACGCAGGAGCGTATTGAGGACAAGATGGGCCTGTTCATACTGGCCGCGTTTCAGGAACAGTTTGTAGAGGAGACAACAGAATGATCACAGTAGACAAATTCAACGTGCGCATTTTGCGCAAGGGTGACAAGTATGGACGTGAGTTCTGCCTGACACACGATGAGGACAAGCCAGTGGTCGAGTTCTACGACACCCGCTACCCACACACCGAGTATGGCCAGTTTGTGACACGTTACTATGTGGAGACAATCCTAGGCACCGACCGGTACGGCCGAGGCACCGGTGGCCTGATGTTGGATGGTGGCGTGCCGTCATGGACAGTAGGCGCCAAGGACATGGACACAGTGCGCGCATACCTGCAGGCCGAGACCGGCCTCAAGCGCAAGGTCGATGTGTGGTTTGGCATGATGACACATGGCCGGTTTGGCGTGACAGAGCACGACATTGAGCCCGCTGTGATCATCTATTCAATCGACGAGAAGGCCACCATGGACCCCGACGAGATCGAGGACTACATGGCCCTGCACCATTACGACAGTTACCTTGTGCCCTCCGAGTTCGTGGGGTACGTTACGTATTCATCGGACTACATTAGGAACATGCCCTAACCACCCCCAGTTGACCATTACAGTACAAAGGAGCAAACCATGAAAAAGTTACAGAAATTTATCAAAGCAGAAAACGACTGGCGTAAGTTGTTCGGCAACCCTGCCCTGACAATCGACACACCGGAGGGCAGGCAACACGTGGCAGAGTTGATCGACAATCAACTAAGCCCCGAGAACCTGTACTGTGATGGCGAGATCAGCCACACAGAGGCGCAGATGAAGTACCGCATGCTATCAGGCGCGGCCAAAGACCTGATGAAAATTGACCCCAACGTAGTTATTTATGAAATTTAAGGAGAAAACCATGGACAGCAAAGAACTAGCATCTATCGTGGCCGAATCAAACGGCCGTTTTGTCAGCGTCGTGTTCGTTAAGAAAGACGGCACAGAGCGCACCATGCTCTGCCGATTAGGCGTCACAAAGTACCTGAAAGGTGGCACGTCCAAGTTAGACGCGGACAAGTACCTGACAGTGTTCGACGTTAAAAAGGAAGAGTACCGCGCGATCAACCGCGAGACCATCCTATCGGTCAAGTTGGCAGGCAACACATACACACAGGAGGCCACATGATCGAGTACAAGATCGACCGAGCCTGTGACGGGCAGGACGTGTTCTTTGACGGCAAGAAGGTGGGGTGGCTGTCGTTCGGTGACCTGCGTAGTCTGTATGAAGACAGGCGCCCTGTGACCATGTTGATCATGGACAAGGGCACCAAGCACCACGACAGCATGGCCTCGGCCAAAGAGTACATCGAGGCAGTTTACAAACAACAGGAGACAGCATGATCACCCTAGCAACTCCAAAAGAACACCTAGCGTTTTTACTGGCCGAAGACAAGGCCTGTTTTGAGGAGGGCGACTGGGACCGCCTAGACAGAATACGTTTGGCCATAGACGACACACGCGAACAAATTAAAAAAGAGGATTCAATTAACATGAACAAATTATCAGTAAACCAACCACGTCCTAATTTGGTGGACGTGATCGTGGGTGAGGACAACGGGTGGGTGGCGGTGGCCATGTCCATGGGCATGCTTCGCGTGGAGGTCTACGACGCGAAAGGCGACGTGCTGAACGCGTTCAAAAAGGAATGGCCGGACGAGAAGAAACGTTTTAAGGTCCGCGCGTCGTACAGTGCTATGTGTGAGACCGAGGTCGAGGCACATAACATCGACGAGGCCTACGAGATCGCTAAAAAATTGGACGGTGGTGTGTTCGACACACACTGCGACCCTGACGACTGGCACATTGAAGACGTATACGAGGTAACAAAATGAACACAAGACTTTTAAAACACGTGCGCACACTGTTTGTGCACGAATTCGTGCCCGCGAGCACAGCAAGGCACAACATACGCCAGTGGGTAAAATCTGTGCGCATGTTGGGTGATAAGCATTTACTGGCCATCAAGGTGCCAAAGAAGGAGACAGCATGAAAGCATTAGTATCTATATTAAAACGCGCCCAATCGTTGACGTCCACGATTAGCAACGACGAGGAAATAACACGCGAAGTAATAGACCTAGCGACAGAGTTAGACGCAGAATTAAATGAGTTGATAGGTTTGTTTGACCCAAACTGGATGTCATACGAGCAAGGGTATGAGTACGACCCCAAGCTTGTTGCCATTGCCCTAAACCTAGGAGAAAATAAATGAGATCATTGGAAGACTACGACATTCGCGACGTGGCCGAGTACCTGAGGGACTGGGGCTACGTGGTGACGGCACCGGCAGACGCGGGTGACGGCCTGTGGGTCAGCCAAGAGCAGTTGGCAGACATTGAGCATTTACTGGTGTGTGGCCAAAAAGAGGCCGCACAAAACGACCTGTTTGAACTATTAGGGAAAACCCTTAACCGGAGCGTGGCATGATTAAACCAATTACCCGATTCACACTGGAAGACCAAATTATGGAGTGTTGGGGTGTCGTGGACGACATAGATATGGTCTACAGCAACGAGGCCCTGTACCAAGACGAGGACCGCATGATGAACGTCCTACTAGGTATGCAGGAATTGTATCGACTGCGTTTTGAGCGCCTGTTCCAAACGTTTGAGCATTTAGTCCATGAAGGGAAGATCACATGATCAACATACACGTGGCGTATAACGCTGTGGCAGAGCAGTGGGTGGTTTGGGCAGGGTCAGGCCGTCAGTACTTCGGAAAATCGCGCCTAGAGGCCATAGAGGCCTTTAAGGCCAGTATTCCACCGGATACACCGGTCAGGGTGGTGTACTGATGGCATTGGCAGGCCTTTTTGGTGTACTGGCCCTGTGGGCGGCCAAACAACCGCGGTGGGCGGTGGTTTTACTGGCCCTGATCTGCTACTTTGATTAAAATGAGTACCTTAGTACTCATCTTGTTCAGGGTGTTCAGGGTGTCGGGGTCACTTTGCTATTTTTAGTTTTTTTTTTTTTTTTTTTTTTTTTTTTGTTTTTAATAAAATAAATAAATAACCCCGACAACCTGAACACCCTGAACAAAACTAAACTAAAGTACTCATTTTTAAACTGGAGCAAACCATGGCACGACAAGACGTAAAAAAGACCGGATGGCCAGTAGGGCTACTGCAGGATGACGACAATAGACTGAGCAAGTGGTTTGCAAGCAGGCCCGACGCGAGGCACGTGGTAAGACGCAACATAAAGGAACACAATGAAAAGATGGACCAACTTAGACAAGGCGATCATAGGGACAACCATGACGTACCAAGAGGGTGAGCGAGTGGCTGTGTTTGTGTACAGTGGCAATGAAATCATAAGCATACTTATGGAGCGGGACGGCATGGAGTGGGACGAGGCCATGGATTTCATTGACTTCAACATAGATAACACGTATATTGGCAAAGACACCCCACTGCTAGTGTGGCCAATAATCGACGAGGAGTACGACCTATGAACCAAGATGACTTCAACGAGGCAGAGCGCAGGTCCAAGTTGCGCATGCAGGTGATCTACGAGGGCGCCAAAAAACCCAAGCGTGAATGGATCGGCCTGACACCCGACGAGCAGGCAAGGATCTACATTGAGTGGGACGAGGACAAGGGGTGGGGTCCATTTTACGAGGCCATCGAGCAGGCCTTGAAGGAGAAGAACACATGAAGGTGAAAGAACTAATTGCCCAACTGCAGACCTACGACCCCGACCTCATGGTGGTTGTGTCAGGGTACGAGGGTGGCGTGGAGGAGGCAGGGCACACCAGTGAGCACACCATAGCACTCAATGTCCACGAGGACTGGTATTATGGACCCCACGAGTTGATCAACGAGGAGGACCGGCACGAAGGCCACGAGCGCGTGCAGGCCGTTTACGTACGATAGGAGAAGAACACATGAAGCTATACGAAGTGCCAAGACACAGCACAGTCATTTTGGAAGACGGCCAAGAGATTTATTTTTACCGCGTCGATGGCGCGTATTCATACTGCAAAAACAAAGAGGGCGACGTGGTGCACTTGCCCGCGTGGTCCGACGTAACAATCAAGGAGCCCGCGCATGAACCGAGATGACATTACGCAGATGTTGCAAATAGTCAACGTGGACCCACGCACCATTGAGATGGTGCAGTTCGCGTACGACCAAGGGGTCAAGCACCCCGACCCCCAACAACCCAAGTGCAACCCGCACTCAAAGGCACCACACGGGTTTATGAGAGAGGCAAGCCACCAAGCGGCCCGTTACGTGTGCGAGTGTGAGTCATGGGACCCGTACGAGGCCGGCAGAGAGGACGGGGTGCAGGCCATGCTCAAGTACGAGAAAGACAACTACATACCCCTCACAGCCTCAGAGATCGTGGACTGCGCCACAGCGGTGTACCAGTGCGACATGAACGACTTGAGCGATAACACGATTAAGTTTGCGCGCCACATTGAGCGACTAACATTGGAACGATAATGAGACGACAGTTACTGACAGCCGAACAAGAGATCGAACTACACCACCGGATCGTGCAGGGTGACGAGGAGGCCCACGACCAGTTGGTGGAGGCCAACATGGGCCTTGTGGTGTACATCGTGCAGAAGTTGCCGCAGTGGGACATGGCGGGGAGCATGACACGCGACGACCTACTGCAGGAGGGCTACATGGCCCTGATGAAGGCCGCGCACAGGTGGAAACCGCAGGGAAGGTTTGCAAGCTACGCGCGCACACTGATCAAGAGCCAAGTGCTCAGAGCGGTAGAGAACAAGGCCCTACTTATTCACGTGCCGGTGGCGGTGCAGGAGGACCTACGCAAGATCAAACGCGTGGAGACCGAGTTGGCCCAAGTGCTGAACAGGGACGCCACACCCAAAGAGGTGGCCAAGTTGACGGGCCTGTCAGAGAGCAGGGTTCGCGACAGACTGGTGGTGAGTCAGAGACAACCGGTGTCACTGGACGCGTACAAGAAAGACCAAATAACGGAAGAAGATTATGATTGACAGAATGATACAACTAGCAGAGGCCTACAAGCGGTCGTACGAGTTGGAGCGGGCAAGGGCCGACCGACTTGTGGACGACGCCATGTTGGGCCGGTACCTGCGGCCCTTGTTTACTCGAGAGGCAGACAGGTGGACCATACACACGACCATACAGGGCGCCACGATAGACGACGCAATATGGAACCCCGACGCACACGATCAACTTGATAGCCTAGCGGCTGAGATGGAGAAGAGACATGAACCGCGTAATTAAAGCCCTCATCGTCACAGGGTGCGCCCTATTTGAAGTGAGTGCTCACTCTCAACAGTTAACGATCGCACAACTTCAGGCGGCACTCAAGCACCAGTACACACCCGAGGCGGTGCAGGCCACAGGCTACGTGCTAGGCGCGTACGACGCCATGACTGGGGTCGTGCACTGCCCCACAGGCATGACACCGACGCGGGACACCCTGCTCAAGTGGACGCGTGAGGGACTGGAGCGGTATCATGGGCCCAACAGGGGCGCCGACCACCTACTGGCGGCGGTGTTCGCACAACGCGCACCATGCGCTAAGAGGGGGCTGACATGACTAAAGAAATTAAGCACCAAATTTGTGGGGACGGGTTTATTCAATACCGCCCTGTAAAAACGCCACGTCGACCATTTGACGACGATGACATTCAGGAGTACACGCGGCCATGGAGGCCCCTGACAGACGAGGAGTTGCAGGCGATGTGTGAGAAGTGGAACATAATCTACGGCGGCCACGTCAGTGACTTTGCAAAAGAGATCGAAATCAAACTGAAGGATAAAAACCATGGCTAAAGGCGACATTAGAGACGTGTGGGAAGCAAACCGAAAGCGCCTAGAGCGCAAGCGCGAGACCGAGCGCGAGTGGGCCAAAGCCAACAGGGACAAGGTGAATGCGTACAGGGCGGCCGCAAGGGCCGCAAGGGCGGCCGAGTTCGAGGCCAACAAGGTCAAGAGCGCGTACCATGCAGACTGGAAGGCCACCACCTACCAGTGCCCCGAGTTGACATACAGGGGGTTGGCATGAAACGTGCTAGAATGCTACAATTAGCAGAACAGGCGGGTTTTGTCATGTGGTCGGACTGTGACTGGAAACCGAAGGGTGCCACGATAGACTGGTCCTGTGACTACGACAAAGAGTTAAAAAAATTCACTAAACTGGTGGAGGCTGAGTATGAGCGGGTGGCTAATAGCCCTGACGGGGCTGATCTATGCGGGCGTGGCAGTTGAGCAGGGGCTCAAAGGCAACACACCCATGTGTCTAACGTACCTAGGCTACGCGTTTGCAAACGTCGGCCTGTACAAACTAGCGAGTTGATTATGATCTCAGAAGTTGACATTAAAGATTTTGACTACATCAACGTAGAGACAGTCAAAGAGAACGACGACGGGTCCTGTGAGTGCACCATTAACATGGGCCCACTGGCGACAAGGTACCTGCTAAATTTTGCTTTCATTGGCGTGCTCAAAACCGCCATTGCCGAAGGCAAAATGTTGACACCAAAGGAGTGATATGACAGACAACGAGCGCATGCAATACGAAGCCAACCTAAAGAAGTTACCACCTGAGAAGGCGGCACAATGGACCGAGGAGGTCAGGGAGGCGTGGTTACGTGTGCGACGGGCGAGAAAGGTGTGGCGCGCAACGCGCACACCCGCCACACGTTGTCTAGGGTCAGTCAAAGAGGACGGGCGCCTGACGCCCCTCTTCATTCCAAACACAGAGTACGTGCGCTACGAAGAAGCGTGGATCGACTACTGTGAAAACTACCAACCCAAATACATTTTTGAAGAGCGCGCACGTGCGGGCGAAGATGACGACGACTACGATTGGAGCAAGGCATGATTTATATTTTTAGTCCTGAAGAGTGTGCTTCCATAGTTTCAGCTTTTGACGGCACAGAGAACAAAGTAAACGAAGACTCCCAAAACTATTACAAAAATAGTGAGGGACTGTATAACCTGCCCGCCACACTGGCTTACGCGGACCGCATAACCAAACAGGTTCAAAAATACTATCCAAAAGCAACATTTGTAAATAGCTACACGCGTGTTTACAAAAGAGGAAGCTATCTTAAAATTCACACCGACCGCGAAGGTTTAGACATAACGTTGAGCGTGTGTGTAGAAGATAAAAACAACCTTGAATGGCCTTTGTATATCAGTGCAAAAAAGTACGAAAACAAAGAGTGGGATAGGTCAACAGACGACACAGAATTTAAAAATCAAGCCTTTGGAATTGTGATTCCTGTAGGTCAGGGCGCGATGATGGAAGGAAGGAAACACCCACACTGGCGTGAAGAGTTGTTGTGTGGGGAATCGCAAAGATCAATTTATGTGTTTTACCATTGGTCGGTGGAAACCAAAGCAAAAGACAAATCAATCACATTGTTAAAATCTACAGGTCCTGACGCGACTGTGTTCGGTAATTTTTTAGACCGGAACGAATGTCAAGAAATTATAAACCACGCAAGCGCCAAGTTAGTTGCGTCGCAAGTGGTGGACGATAAAAACGGAGACTGGGTTTCACACGAGGGACGCACGAGTTCAGGCATGCACTTTTTAATTGGCGAAACGCCATTGATTCAAAAAATTGAACAAAGAATTTCAGACCTGACCGGCATCCCTGTAGAAAACGGCGAAGGCATACAAGTTCTTCGTTACGAAAAAGGGCAACAGTACAAACCACATTTTGATTATTTTCCGGAAGATAAAGAAGGATCAGCAACACACATTAAAAATGGAGGCCAACGAATTGCAACATTTTTAATGTACCTGAACACGCCCGAAAGTGGGGGCGCAACTATTTTTCCTGACGCGGGGTTAGAAGTTCATGCACGAGAGGGCAACGCTTTATTGTTTAGATACAACACACCAACAGAAGACACCAAAACGCTTCATGGTGGCACACCAGTAGAAGCCGGTGTTAAATGGGTGGCCACAAAATGGTTACGTGTTAATGAGTTTAAGGAGCAAGCAAATGAAAGCAATACTTGAGTTCGAGTACCCTGACGACGAGGACAAACTGCGGTACGCACTGCACGGGCAGGACGCGATCTTTGCACTGTTGGACATATCAGAACAACTGCGCCTGCACTACAAGTACGAGGCAGACGGCAAAGAAATAATGGCCAACATAAACGAGTTGGTGATTGAGGCTTTAAAAATGTGTCAGGAAATGGGATGAAAAAAATAATTTACGCAATCTATTTATTTGGTGCCATACTGGCGTCGGTGGTCGGGTATTTTTTAGACCCCATCACAGCACTGGCCATCGTTCTAATCATGCCTATGGTGGTGATCACCATAATGGAAATGCAGGGGCTTGTACAATTTGGGTACCACGAGATGGAAGACAAAGACAGCGTGCTCGGTAAAGCATCACGCGAGGACCTGACAGCCGAGGAGGCCGCGGAGAAGTACGGGCAGGCGGTCATTAACGAGATGGACGAGCAAATTAAAGAGACCGAATTAGGTCTCATGGAAATGAAGCAGGCGCGAGAAACAGCGTACGACACACTGAGAGGTGTCAAAAAATGATAAACTACTCACCAAACACAAAGGCGCAAACACATGAACAAACCAACAGCACTAGCGGTTCAATTCGAGAACATCCCGATCAGCCTCAAGAAAATCTCCCGTTGGGTTTTGTGGAGGTTAGTCGAGGTTGGAGAAGAGTCGAACAAGCGGTGGTCAAAGTTACCACTGCAATCAAATGGATCGTCAGCAAGTTCCACAAACCCAACAACATGGTGTGATTTTTTACATGCACAAGAAGCTTATCAAACTGGCCGCTTCGATGGTGTTGGTTTTGTCTTTGATGGTAGCGACGGCATCATGGGCATTGACTTGGACGACTGCGTGGATGCCGTTCAGGGTCCAACGTCTCTTACGCCTGAAGCGCAAGCCATTAAAGACGCAGTCTTGGGGTACGCAGAAGTAAGCCCCTCAGGCACCGGCATCAAGATCTTTACACGTGCACAGCTACACGCCGCGCACGTTGACCACGAGAAGGGTTTAGAGATATACCCCAAGGGCCGTTACTTCACAGTGACAGGCCACACACTTGGTGGCAACATTCCCGATCAGGAACAGGACCTGCAACACATTGTGCCTGCACGTCGCAGTTACCGATCAGGTGATTCGTTTGCAGACTACAGCCCACCACTAGACGGGTGGGACTTGGCCCGCGTAGAGACCGACCTGTTGACACAGTTGGACCCTGACTGTGGGTACACAGAATGGTTGGCGGTGGGCATGGCCCTACACCACCAGTTCGGTGGCGACTACGAGGCACTGGAGTTGTGGGACCGGTGGTCTGATAACGACGGCGCCTGCGGGTCCTACGCGGCAGGACAGTGTGCGGCCAAGTGGGACAGCTTCGGCGGCACCGGTGGCACGACCCTCCGGTCACTGGTGTTCAAGGTCAACAAGACCAAAGAGGCCGCGGTGGTGGCCAACGGCGAGAAGGTGCTCACAGGAGGGCCACTGAACCATGCCAAAGAGTTCTTGGCCAGTCAGTTCACGTGCGAGGAAGGCACGTCGTTGACCACGTACGCGAATGACATGTTCCAGTACAGGGGCACACACTACCAAGATATTGAAGAGGCCACAGTGCGGTCCCTGCTGTACACGTTCTTGGACCGGTGCAAGAAGTACGACAAGAAGCAGAACCTGATGCCGTTCAACCCGACGCCTGCGCACGTGTCCGCGATCCTAGACGCGGTGCACGCAGTCACCCACCTGCCCAACACGGCCAACACCAAACCACCGGTGTGGCTTGAGGGGTATGGTAAGGACAGACCAGACCCGAGCAAGTTGGTGTCACTTGAGAACGGCATTTTTCACACTGAGCAAAACGTGTTGATCCCGCACAGTTTGGGATTCTTTACGCAGAACAGTTTGCCGTTTGCTTATGACCCTGACGCAACGTGCCCAACATGGGAGCGTTTCTTGCAGGACATTTGGAACGACGACCCTGAGAGCATTACCTGCCTGCAGGAGATGTTCGGCTACATTCTGAGCGGTGATTCAACACAGCAGAAATTCTTTAACATCATAGGACCGCGCCGCTCTGGCAAGGGAACGATCAACAAGGTGCTCGTTAGCCTCTTGGGGCAACACAACACAGTGGCGCCACAACTGGATGAGTTATGCGATACTTTTGGACTTCAACCATGGCTAGGAAAATTGCTAGCGAGTTTCACGGACGCACGAGCACCGGAGCGCAACAGGGGTGCTGTAGTGAGCCAGTTGCTCCGGATTGTTGGCGGGGATACTGTGACTGTGAACAGAAAAAACAAGGAAGCTTGGAGTGGTTATTTGCCAACGCGCATTGTGATCTACTCTAACGAGGCCTTGCAGTTAACAGAAAATTCAAACGCGTTAACAGGGCGCATGATTGTGCTGAAGATGAGCAACAGTTTCTACGGCAAAGAGGACACTTTTTTGGCGGACAAGTTGGCCAAAGAGTTGCCTGCTATTTTTAACTGGGCCATTGCAGGACAGCAACGTCGCATGGCGCGCGAGGGTCAGCGGTTCCAACAACCAACAACAGGGCGCGAGTTACTGGAGTTGATGGAGGAGTTGGGTAACCCGATTGGGTCGTTCGTGACAGACGCACTGGACTACGACCTAGAGGCGCATTCGTTGAAGGACGACGTGTTCGTGTGTTGGCGCAAATGGGCCACTGCAAAGAACATACCGCCCGGAAGTGACATGGCATTCAAGCGCAGGTTTCTTGCGGCAACGCAGGACCATCGCGTGACGGCCGCAAGGGTGCGCATCGAGGGTGAGTTGACCAACGTGTACCTTGGTTTGAAGCTGAAACCAAAAGCACAGAAGTACGTGGACAGTATCAGCAACTTTGAACGCGAGGAGATATTTTGAGCAACGCATATTTTCATGTTGACGTAGGGTTCTTTCCGGTGCCTGTAAAGATGTGCTTTACATCACAGGCGTTTTACAAGGTGCTGAAGGACCACGGCATTGCGGCACAACCAGAGATGGCGCCACTGGAGTTGGGCATCGCGGAGACACACAGCTTCTCTACACCAAAAGAGGCTATTGTCGTCGTGGTGTTCAACCTGATCGAGTGTGTTGACAACGCGGCCCTGCTGGCCAGTGTTGTGGCGCATGAGGCCACACACGTGGTGGCGCGTGTGTTAGAGCACATCGGTGAAGACGTGGAGGATTTTGGTGAAGAGTCTCGGGCGTACCTGACCGAATGGTTGGTGCGTCAAATGTTCACGGCCTGTTTGGTGGAGGTTGCCAAGATTGCAAAACGAAAAGAAAATCGAACAAAGACTGGTAAAAAAGGTCAAGGAGATGGGGGGCCTGTGCCTGAAGTGGGTAAGCCCGTCGATGACGGGGGTGCCGGACAGGCTAGTGTTCTACAACAGCCAAGTGATCCCAGTGGAGTTGAAGGACCCAAAGGGAAAACTAAGCGCAAGACAGGAGTTGATGATCAAGGAGTTGTTGGCGCGGGGGGTGAAAACCCACGTGCTATCAAGCGAACAAGACGTAGACCAATTCATTGACCAGCTATGACCGACGACGAAGCCCACGAGGCTAAAAAACGAATCCACGTTGCCAAAACAATGTACAACATTAAACGGCGCGCCACTGCCGCAGGTATTCCATTTGAGTTGGATCACAACTACCTGTGTGCAATCGCGCCGGATTACTGTCCAGTGTTTAAGACCAAAATCCTTTGGGGTTTTGGGCAATCGGGCACTGTGGGATCGAGCGGCCCCGATTCACCAAGCTTAGACAAAATCATTCCTGAAAAGGGCTACGTGAAAGGCAACGTCGCATGGTTAAGCAACAGAGCAAACATGATCAAGTCCAACGCAACACAAGAGGATCTGTACAAGGTTGCGGACTGGACACACGAAAAGATAAAGGAGGTAAATAATGGAGGTGCACGACCGCCCCCACTTGGCGACCCTGCAAATACCTACATCACTCGCCCCACGCGTCATCGCATTGTTAACGACGTTACAGCAAGGGAAAGAGCAGGCTATTGATGTTGACATTAAAAAATTTACACCCCTACCAACAACGACTGGTGCAGGAGAGCAAGACTCAGCCGCACATGGGCCTGTTGATGGACATGGGACTGGGCAAGACGATAACGGCCCTGACAATACTCAGCCAACTTGAGGGCAAGACGCTGATCATTGGCCCAAAGGCCGTCGTTAAAAACGTTTGGAAACAGGAGGCAGAAAATTGGACGCACACAGAGAAGATGAAGTTTGCCCTTATTGTGGGAAGTCCACAAGAGAGGCTGAAAGCGTTGCAGAGCGATTCGACCGCGTATTTGATCAATGTCGAGAACGTGGTCTGGCTGTTCGAGCAAGCCTCATTACCGCGTTGGAAGACATTAGTGATCGACGAGTCAAGCAGGTTCAAGAATCCATCCTCGAAACGATGGAAGACCTTGAAGGGACAATTGAAGAACTTCGAGCACAGGTACATACTTACAGGAACACCAACCCCGAAGTCGTACTTAGACCTGTGGACCCAAGTAGGTATATTGGATTTGGGCCAACGTCTCGGCAAATCGATGACTTCATACAAGGAGAAGTTCTTCGAGCCAGACACCCGAGATCGTAGGACGGGCATGGTGTGGAGTTGGAAGTTAAGACCCAACGCCAAGGAACAGATCGACACCCTGATTGGGGACATTTGCGTATCCCTGCGCAAGGAAGACTATCTGACCATGCCACAGCGTCAGGACATTGTGCACACCATAGAGTGGGAGAAGGGACCCAAACAGGCCTACAACACCATGCGCAAGGAAATGGTTGTCGAGGTGGAAGAGGAGACACTGACCGCGGCGTCTGCCGGCGTGCTCACAGGCAAGCTACTGCAAATGACCGCGGGGGCCATTTACTCAGAAACCAAAGACGTGGTGCACATCCATGACACCAAACTGGAATACCTGACCGACATGTTGGACGACACACCCACAATTGTGTTCTACAACTTCAAACACAGCCTAAAACGGCTTCAGGGCGTTTTTCCTGACGCGGTGCTACTCAGCCCTGACGACGAGAAAACAATCGCTCTATGGCGCTCTGGTAAGGTCCCAGTGCTACTTTGCCACCCTAAAAGCGTGGGAATTGGCCTGAACCTGCAGTGCAACGTGGGTGACACGGCCCAGATCGTATGGTTCGACCTACCATGGTCCAGTGAAGACTACCTACAAGCCAACGCGCGCCTGTTCCGACAGGGGCAAGAAAAGCCTGTAATTATTCATCACCTGACAATGCAAAAAAGTATTGACAGTCAGGTCATGGACGTGCTAGAAGGGAAGATCGATATGCAAAACGCGTTAATGAACGCGCTCAAACTTCAATGATCAAAGTAAACGCCACCATCCGCAGGCTTTCAGACGAAGAGCCGGATCCTCTTGAGCACGAGGATTCGTCCTCCGAACCTACCACCGGCGGCATGGGTTGGGCGCCGTGGGGACCAGACACCATCCAAGACGTGTACAACGTCGTGGCGGAGAAGCTGACCCCACAACAGAGGGAAATCATTGAGGCGCACCTGTCAGGGTACAACTACCATGATCTGGCAGTGACCCAAAAATACTGGCGCTACCATTTTGCGGCGGCGGTTGCTAAGATACGAAAGGAGTTAAAATTGTGAACGGGTACATAGTAGAATATGTCAAACAAGGGTGGCCTACAATAGACATTCAGGTTGACGCCAAGCACCCCATGTTCGAAAAAGATCAAGACGTGCTGTCAATATGGCACTTTGAGAACGAAGACGAACGGGATTTCATACTGCGGGATTTACGCAAGTTTAGAGAACAGCAAACAAAAGGATTAGCATAATGGCAAACGAAGCAACAAATTTATTAACATCTTTGGGCGTAAAACCAAAAGAGCAACGCATTCAGGAAATGGCCGGAGCGGTGACACGATTAGTGGTAAACGAGGCATTACGCGAAGCCAAGGCCCGTGCACAGGTGCGAGACGCAAATACTCAGGTGCAGAAGGTCGAAAAGCCCTCGCAAAATGGGTAATTCTATATAGGAAAGGCCTTTTTAGGCCTTGAATATAAGGTATACACCATGGCAACGAAATCCAAATACGAGTTCAAAACGGAGATGTGCGACCAACTGATAGAGTTGGGCAAGGTAGGCGCGTCCCAAAAAATGATGTTTGCAAGTGTCGGAATCAGTTCCGCGGCCGCGCAGACGTTCAAGAAAAACCACCCAGAGTTTGCGGAAGCACTGGACATGGCCATCACCCACTCACAGGCTTACTGGGAAACCCAGTTGCTTGCCAACGTGGAGAACAAGGCCTTTAACAGCAGGGTGGCTGAGATCGCGTTGAGGGGTCAATTCCCCTCTGACTACCGCGACGACAAGAGCAGTAAGCTTGAAGTCAAGGCGGACGTCGTGTTGGATTTTTCAGGTGCGGTTACCGACTTGATTACGGCGCTCAAAAAAGCGGCGTAACAATACGTCGGCACTTAGCAATAAGTTCCGACATTTCGTAAGCCCCGAGAGGGGCTTTTTCACCTTTGCATAAAGGAGAGCATCATCGCTACACATGCACTACTCAGTGCCTCAGGGTCCAAACGTTGGATGTCATGTACACCCAGCGCGCGACTAGAGGCCTCACTCCCCGAACCTAAACGAAAAGCCGGCGCGTTCGACTTCAGCCAAGAGGGCACCACAGCCCACACCATGGCAGAGGCCAAGCTACGCCGGCATTTTGGACAGATGACGGCCAAGGAGTACAACGAGGCGATTGCAGAGGTCAAGGCAACACCTTACTACGACGAAGACTTTGAGGCGCACGTAGACAACTACGTGCTCTACGTTCGTTCGCAAATTGGTGAGGGCGATACCCCTTACTTTGAGCAACGAGTGGACTTCAGTGAGTGGGTGCCTGACGGGTTCGGCACAGCCGACGTGGTCATAATGAGCGAGAACAAGGTTCGAGTAATCGACCTGAAATTCGGCAAGGGGGTGCCGGTGGACGCCGCGGACAACCCGCAACTGAGGCTGTATGGCCTTGGTGGTTGGTACAAGTACAAGGACGAGCACCCAAACATCACCCACGTCGAATACACCATTCACCAACCCCGACTGGACAGCATCACCACCGAAACAGTGACGCTAGAAAGTTTGCAAGACTGGGCCGTGCATGTAGTAAAACCCAAGGCCAAAAAGGCACACGCCGGCCAAGGGGAGTTCATGGCAGGAAGCCACTGTCAATTCTGTAGGGCCAAGTCACAGTGCAGGGCCCGAGCAGACTTTAACAACGTGGCCGCGGCGGCTGATTTCAAGGCGCCAGCACTCCTGTCAGAAACCGAGTTGATGAAGATACTCTCAGACGCGGCTAAGACACGCAAGTGGCTTTCCGATGTTGAAGAATATATGTTGACACAGGCAACGGACCATGGCATAGTGCCTACTGGTTACGAGTTGGGGCAGACAAGCACAAATCGTAAAATAGAGGCGCAAGAGGATGCGGCGAAAAAGTTGCAGAAAGCAGGGTTTGATGATATATTCACCACACCTAGTTTAAAATCTGTGGCACAATTGGAAAAGCAAGTGGGCAAGGGGCACCTCCAAGATATTCTTGGTGACCTGATTGTCAAACCTGCAGGCGAGCCCAAGTTGGTCCCGTCAAAAGCCAGAGAAGATTTTGCGTAAGTAGGGTATTGGGAGCCGCCCTTTTTAAAGGCTCTCGAACAAGTAAACAAGGAGGCCAAGATGGCCAAAGTTAGTGAAAAAGTGGTTACCGGTAAAGTTCGTTTTTCTTATGTCAACGTGTTCAAAGCCGTTGCAATGGAAGAGGGGATGACACCCAAGTTTTCTGTGTCGATCATTATTGACAAGAAAGACAAGGACACGATTGACAGAGTCAACGCGGCGTTTGAAAAAGCCAAGGCGGCAAGCGCCACGCTTTTTGGTGGCACAGTGCCTAAGGGCCTTAAAGGCGGCCTGCGTGATGGTGATGCTGAGAAGGACGACCCTGCGTACGCAAACTCGTTTTTCATCAACGCCAACACGTACCAAAAGCCCGGCGTTGTTGACGCTGATTTGAACCCAATCATTGACCCAGAAGAGTTGTATTCTGGTTGCTACGGCAGGGCGTCTTTGACGTTCTACGCGTACAACCAACAAGGCTCCAAGGGTATTGCCTGCGGTTTGAGCAACTTGCAAAAGTTGTCTGACGGCGATCGTTTGGGCGGTGGATCTTCTGCCGCTTCGGACTTCGCGGTCTAAGTAGGTTGGTGGGTTGTAGCTTATAAGCTACAACCCTAATTTGTTTAATATACTGAACATTTATTATGATCAAACTTGAATTTACTGTCGATGAAACTAACCACATTCTTGGTTTGTTGGGCAAGCTTCCCTTTGCTGAAGTTAACATGACCATCATGGCCATTGTTGACCAAGGCCGCCCACAAGCAGAAGCTTTAGAAGCCGCGAAAGCCGCAGAAGAAGCCAAAGAAAAAACAGAAGAATAAATTCTGTTGCACCCGACGCCCACTCTCACGCGTGGGCTTTTTTTGTCTCTAAAATTTATCACCATAAAATGAACCAATACCAACAATACATTCACAAGAGCCGTTACGCTAAGTTCATGCCAGATCAAAATCGACGTGAGGACTGGAACGAAACTGTAAACCGCTACGTGAACTACATTTTTGAAAAGACCCCCAAGCTTGATCCTGCCCTGTATCAAGATATTTTTAACGCCATATCTGGCCATCACATCATGCCGTCAATGCGCGCCATGATGACCTCTGGAAAAGCCGCCGATCGTGACAACACCTGTGTATACAACTGCTCATACCTCCCCGTGGACGACGTCAAGTCATTTGACGAAGCCATGTTCATTCTGCTCTGTGGTACAGGTGTCGGCTTCTCTGTGGAATCTAAGTACACCAACAAACTGCCCGACGTGCCAGAGCGCCTGTTTGAGTCCAGCCACGTTATCAACGTGCACGACAGCAAAGAGGGTTGGGCAAAGTCTTACCGCCTGCTGTTAGCCAACCTGTACGCCGGCGAGATCCCAAAATGGGACGTGAGCAAGGTGCGCGCCGCAGGCACGCCCCTGAAGACCTTTGGTGGCCGCGCATCCGGTCCAGAGCCACTGGTTGACCTGTTCCACTTCACAATCAAAATCTTCAAGGCCGCACAGGGCCGCAAGCTGAACACGCTTGAGTGCCACGACATAATGTGCAAGATCGGTGAGGTTGTTGTGGTGGGTGGCGTGCGCCGCTCTGCCATGATCTCTTTGTCCGACCTGAACGACGAACGCATCCGCTACGCCAAGTCCGGTAATTGGTGGGAGACAGCAGGACACCGCGCACTGGCCAACAACAGCGCGGTGTACGACGTCAAACCTACTGTGGGCACGTTCTTGGAAGAGTGGACGTCGCTGTATAACAGCCACTCAGGCGAGCGCGGTATCTTTAACCGCGAGGCCGCCAAGGCCGCGGTGGCCAAGTACGGCAAGCGTGACCCCAACTTTGAGTTTGGCACAAACCCCTGCAGTGAGATCATTCTGCGCCCCTACCAGTTCTGTAATTTGACAGAGGTAATGGTGCGTCCTGAGGACACACTGGAGAGCCTGAAGCAGAAGGTGCGCATGGCGGCCATTTTAGGCACCATACAGGCCACGTTCACACACTTCCCGTACCTGCGTAAGGTCTGGCAACGAAACACCGAAGAAGAGCGTTTGTTGGGTGTGTCATTGACCGGCATCTACGACCACAAGGTTACGAGTAACCCAGACGGAGCCGCGTTGTGGTTGCCCCAGTTGCGTTTGGTTGCTGAAGAGGCCAACGCTGAGTTTGCAGACCTGCTTGGTATTCCACGCTCAACAGCCATTACAGCCGTTAAGCCCAGTGGTACAGTGAGCCAGTTGACAGACACAGCAAGCGGCATTCACCCACGCCACTCACCCTACTACGTCCGCCGCGTGCGCGGTGACATGAAGGACCCACTGTCTCAGTTCTTGGTTACCCAAGGCATCCCCAACGAGCCCTGTGTGATGAAGCCTAACAACACAATCGTGTTCAGCTTCCCACAAAAAGCGCCAGAGGGTTTGACCACACGCGACGACATTGACGCGATTGACCACTTGGGTCTGTGGCTGACGTATCAGCGCCACTGGTGTGAGCACAAGCCCTCTGTGACCATCTCGGTCAAAGAGAGCGAGTGGCCTAAGGTGGGTGCGTTTGTTTGGGACCACTTTGACGAAATGTCAGGCGTGTCGTTCTTGCCCCACGACGGCGGCACGTACAGACAGGCCCCGTACGAAGAGTGCACCAAAGAAGAGTACGATACACTGTTGGCGCAAATGCCAACAATCGAGTGGGCAAAGTTTGCCGAAAACACCGATAATGTGGAAGGCGCTCAAATGCTTGCCTGTGTGGCCGGCGTATGCGAACTTTAAGGAGCAAAGATGAAAGATAAAATTTTACGAATTTGTGAAAACGTTCTTGGTGCTTTTACTATGTTAGTGGGAATAATTGGCGCGGCATACCTTGGCTTTATTGCCCTTGGTTTGTGGGCCCATTTACACCAGTACGCACTGAGCGCTTTCAAATGAAAGAAGGCGTCAAGTACGACGGCGATAAGATACGATGGTCCCTACTGCCCCTCGGGGCGGTTAGGGAAGTCGTTGAGGTGCTTGAGTACGGCGCCCATAAGTACGCACCAGACAACTGGCGCAAAGTCCCAGACAAAGAGCAACGTTACTGGGACGCGGCCATGCGACACATTGTCGAGTGGAAAATTGGTGATAATTTAGACAGCGAGACAAACAAGTCACACCTAGCCCACGCGGCGTGTTGCTTGTTGTACTTACTGGCTTTTGAACAAGAAGCGCGCAACGAAAAAAGTGTGTTATAGTTTGAGGGTGTTTCATGGTGAGTCCTTGGTTGGGCTTTTAGCAGGGGAGGCAACTTCCCTGCTCTTTTTTTAACGCAGATTCGTCTGCATGCCTTAGGAGCAGTTATGTCAGTTCTTTCAATCGACTTCGAGACCCGTAGCAGGGTCGATCTCAAGGTCCACGGCCTTGATGTTTATTCATCCTCCCCCACAACAGAAATCATTTGCATAGCCGCAGGGTACACCGCGGACGACGTGCAGGTGTGGACGCCCGATCAGGTACCCCAGTGGGTGTTGGACCATGCGGCGAATGGCGGCCTAATCGCCGCATGGAATGCGTCGTTTGAGCACCACATTTGGAACCGCGTAGGCACCCGCTTTGGGTGGCCTGAGATCCAGTGGGATCAACTGATTGACTCCATGGCCATCGCGGCCGCAAACAACATCCCCCAAGACTTGGACACGGCCGGCGATGTAATGCAGGCAGACTTCCAAAAAGACAAGCGCGGTAAGAAGCTTATTCAACTGTTGAGCAAACCCAAGCGCGACGGCACGTTCAGCGAGGACCCAGTGATCATGGCCGAGATGCTTGAGTACTGCAAGCGCGACGTGCAGACTGAAATTGCGATCGTCGGAAAGTTACGCAAACTGTCACCATCCGAGCAGTCTGTTTGGGTGGCCACGCAGAAGATCAACCAACGCGGTGTTCCAGTGAACCCCACAGAGTTGAACAACATTATGAACGTGGTGGATCACGAGATGAGCCACATCAACGAAGAGATCACGCGCCTGACCGGTGGCATTGAGGTGTCCAAGCGCGAACAACTGCTTAACTGGTTTAGGTCCAAGAACGTGATGTTGACAGACATGCAGGCCGAAACAATTGAGAACGAGGCTAAGAAGACCCACACCGACCCAGACGTCAGTAAGGTGCTGAAGTTGCGCTCTGAGGGGTCTAAGACGTCTGTCACCAAGTTTAACAAAATGGCCGACGTGCAGGTGGGTGGACGTATTCGTAACGGTCTGGTATACCACGGCGCCTCTACAGGACGTTGGGCCAGTCGAGGGATCAACCTGCAGAACATTGCGCGGCCCGCGCTGTGGATGAAGGACCAAGACATTGCAGACGCGGTGCAGATCGGTCTGGAGCATGGTGGTTACTTGGCCATGAAGGAGCGCTTTGGTGACCGCGTGATGGACGCGTGCTCGTCGATTGTGCGCAACGCCATCAAGGCGCCTGAAGGGTACACCTTTGTGGACGCTGACCTGTCATCGATCGAGAACAGGGTGGCGTCGTGGATCGCGGGCCAGAATGACAAGGTGGAGTTGTTCCGCCAAGGTCTGGACGAGTACAAGACGTTCGCGTCAACAAGCCTGTACAAGGTGCCCTACGAACAGGTGACCAAAGACATGCGTCAGGTCAGCAAGTCTGCTGTGCTCGGTTGCATGTTTGGGCAGGGCGCAAAGGGCCTTGTGGCCTACGCTGAAGGCATGGGGGTGATGTTGGACCTAGGACAGGCAGAGAACGCTGTGAACGCGTACAGGCTGTCTTATGCCAAGGTGAAGAACTGTTGGTTCCTAATGGGCCAAGCGGCCATCGACGCCATCAAGGAGCCGGGAAGCCCGTTTAAGGCCGGTAAGGTAACGTTTAAGGTGCTTAAAGGCGCGTTGTGGATGCAACTGCCCAGTGGCCGCTTAATTTGTTGGCAAGCCCCTGAGGTCATTCAGGAGCACACGCCATGGGGTAAGTTGGCTGACGTGGTGTATGTCACCAGTCAGAACACTTTCACCCGCAAGTGGGGCCGCAACAAGCTTATTGGGTCTAGCATCTTCCAGTCCGCCGTTCAAGGAACCGCAAGAGATTTTCTTGCCGAGGCTACGCTTGAACTGGAGGGTAAAGGCGTGTCGGTGATTAACCTGATCCATGATGAAATTCTTTCGTTATGCCGTGTAGAAGACGCGAAACAAACTGAAGAATTGGTGATGAAGTCATTGACCACACCACCAAGTTGGGCGGGAGATTTCCCGCTTGCGGCAGAGTCTTGGATCGACACACGCTACCGCAAATAAGGGCGAAGAGGGGGGTGGTTTGGTAGCCACTCTTCTCCCCCAAGCCTATAAGTGTGTCAAACCACCCTGTGCGTAGTTCACGCCGTACTTGGTTTTTAGTCGTGGGTCTTTCCACGATGTTTTCTCTACGTCACGCGCCAGCACCAGTGGTCCAGCCTGAATCTTCTCAGCCGCGCTCCATACAGGTTGCATGTCGGCCTTGTCGTAGAACTGTGACCCGCGGTATGGGTTCATACCGATTTGGCGCCATGTGGGGTCTTTTAAGGCCTCTGCAAGCATCCTACGGACCTCGTCGTTGCTTGTGACTTGGTTGTCACCAACCATCATGGCAAACGGCGCCTTGCCTTGACCCTCTTCAAGTGCCAAGGGGGTCATTCCTTGTTCTCTGGTTCCAAGGCCCGCGCGAATAGCCCTATTGGGGTCAGACTGGAACTCCACGTTCTTTAAGTGGCCTGTGTGACCATAGGCAATTGGTTTGCCTCCGCTTGAAGGGTCGTGCATTGTGTCCACGTAGGTACCAAAACGCTCGTACGCAGGAATGTCAAGGCGGTTACCAACGCGCATGCCCTGTGGTGCAAATAAATTCACACCCAAAATACCCTTGTCCTCAACCTGATTTCTATTTAGTGCAGAAGCAATGTCTGTGTCAGAGTGTGCTCTTGGCACTTCTGTTAACGGGCGAATTGGCCTGCGCTCGTTCATAATGCGCAGGTAGTCAGCCTGTGATATTTTGCCTGTCATGTACGCTTCAAGCGCTTGGGCCAGTTGGGGGTCCTGCTGTTGTTTATATGGTTTTGCGTTGGCCTTACGCCAAGACTCAAGCTTCTCAGGCGTCAGCTTGAGTATGTCGTACGCTGACTCAGCAAGTCGCGTCAAACCACCCACCTTACCACCACGATCAAAGTGCTGTACCTGACCCCCCTCTGCAAACGCACTGGACTGCAGATCTTTAATCCACTCTTCAGTAATCAACTGACGTGGGTAGACGCGCTCTGAAGCGCCCTCAGGCGTGTAGCCCAAGGTATGCTCATAGTAGCCGGGTTGCTTTAATGAGCCAGACTTCTTAGGCATTGTGTTGCCTGTGTCTGTACGCCATTGTTTTTGGAAGTCGCGCAAAGACAACTCAGACGGCACCGGTTGGTATGTTACGCCAAGGTCTTCGCCATATAGTTGGTAAGGGTACGCTCTGTTTAAATCTGATCGAGCCGCTTGTTCTGTTTGACCAGACAGTTTGAACGCGCGAGGACCCATAGCAAAAGAGGGAGCGCCTTGGGTAAGTGGGTCGCTCATCGAGTTTAGGATGTTTTGATAATCAAAAATACGGCCCTTAGATTTGCCCATACCCTCGTTACCAAACGCATGGTTTGCAATCGCTTTACGCGTGTCAAACGTGTCACCATATTTCTTGAGCATGTTCTGGTCCAGAACATCAAATCCCTCAATTGCGTCAAACTTTGGTTTGGCAATACCTGAACTTAAACCTCCTGTTTGCATGTACCGATTGATCTCGGCAATTTTTTCAGGGGTTAAGTTGTGTTTATTTTTATAGAATTCTTTAAGCAGTTTGTCATACACCACTTGATTTGACTGGTGCATGTTCTCTGAGCCAAGCAAGGGCGCAAAGATCTGACGCTCTGCACCACCATAGCGGGGGTCAGTGGCCAAGTTTGAGATTGCCGTTGCTGTAGAGGGCTTGCCAGAGCCCCAAACGCGGTTAGCGTACTCAGGGCGCGCTAAAGAGTTTGCGCTGTAGCTAGGGCCTCCAACGCCGCCCATGCGGTCCGCTTGGGTTGGTACAAAGTACTGGCCAAGATAGTTCTGAGCCCAGTCAGATAGTTTGCCTACCTTTTGACTACCAAGTTGCCACGCGGCTTTTGCCGCACCAGTACGTCCACCACCATCAAAGTGCTCAACGGCGGACAGTCCGCCGTCCGGCTTTTTTATTGCACCACCTTTTTTTAACTTAGGCGGTGTGCCATCTGGTTGCAGGGTTGATTTGGTTTGGTCTTTAGTGTTGAAAACATCCCACACTTTTTGCGCCGCTCCACCGATAACACCCGCCGCCGCACCAAATGCTTTAGCTTTCGGGTTGCCTGACGCAGTTGCTCCAAAACCAGCAGAACTAATTGCACCAAGGCCTGCACCGACAGGGTCATTAGCCCCGCGTTGGTATGCGTCCGCGGCTTGAATGGCCGCCAAACCACCGGAAACAGCGTTAGCACCTTGACCAAAGCGTGAGCCGGGGCTCACTGTTTTAGGTGTTGGCACACGCTCCAACGCAAGAGGAGCGGGGTATTGCGGCAACCCCTGTAGTAAAGGATGTTGTTGAAAGATTTGTGGCGGGCGAGCCGGTGTTGCGTTAGGAGGAAGCATAAGACCTGTTGTCTTATCAAATTGAACTCCGGGCATCATGGCTTTGGCTTGGCGTTCTTTTTTAACGCCTTCTTCACCCATTGCTCCTGCTTCTTTCATACTTAAAGCTTCTTGGCCTTCAACAAAAGGTATTGCTCCTCTGTATTGGCCTAAAGACCAATTGCTTATGTCAGCACCTTGCACTTTAGCCGCAGAATCCATTAACTCTTTACGCAACTTCAACGCGTCATTGTGTGCTCTCACGTCGGCGTCATACTGAGCCTGTAAAGCTTGATTGCGGATTTGTGCGGCTTGCATTGGAATTTTGCTTTGAGAAACTTCCGCCTGAAATTTTTCGCCCGACTTAGGTTTGTCTTGTCCAAACGTAGCACCAGCGAGAGCACCAACAACTCCCGCGCCTTGAACAAAAGGATTTAAAAACCTATTAGAGTCTTGTCTGGTAATTTTATCAATCTCGTCTAACGCGTCGAGATCCAAAGGGGTCACTTCGTATGTGCCGCTTCCAAGTTTATTTTCTTTAGCCATTGGTTGTACTCCTTGTGGCGCCGTAGTTTGTGTTGCCTGTGCTACTTGTGTTGCTTGTGGCGCCGTAGTTTGTGTTGCCTGTGGTACCGTTGGTTGATAGCCAGCGTAACCTCTAACTTTTTGAATATGATTTAACGCGGCGGAGCTTGCTTTTCCGTTTGTAAAGTAATCGCTATTTGGGCCATCGTGGTAAGCAATCAATGTTTTATCAACATCGCCTTTGTATTTGTCATATAACATTTTTCCATACTTAACACCGCCACGAATATTTTCTGCTTCGTTGTAACGGTTGACACCCATGTCTTTGGCGGCCGCCTTACCGAGCATCATCACACCAAGAGGGCCTGATCCAGATTTTTTGTTTTGGTCAAAACCACTTTCTTGCATGGCCATAGCAAGCGCAAGTTCTTGTGGAAACCCTTGCGCTTGCGCTTCCGCAATGACGCGCTTGGCAGTTGCCTGCCGTCTAGCGTCAAGCCTAGTTACCCAATCAGGAACGTTGTTTTGCGCCATTCTTACGCTTCTCCGGGATACTTAGGAGGATTCTTAATTTGCATTGTTTTGGCTGTGTTGTAGTAATGATCGCGTTTCATTTCCTTATACACGGGACTACTCTTAAACTGTTGCCAACTCTGACCGGATTTTTGCGCTTGTTCCCACTTGTCATTTATTTGCTGTGCGTTGGCACTTGCAATTTCCAGCATCTTCATTTTGACCATCATGTTTCGCGCAGAATCTCGGTTGATGTCTCCAACCGCACGCTCTACTAACTCGCGTTCAAAGTTAGACACAGCGCCTTGACCTTTCATTACGCGTTGTGCGTAATCCAAGTTGATTTGGGCCATACTGGCTGTAATACGTGTCCAAGCTTCCAAACGTTTTGGATTGTCTTTTGCGCCGGGGTCAACCTGCTGTAAGAAGTCGTTAATGCCGGGAACGCTGATAGAACCAAACTGGCCAATTTGAACACCGGATTTCATTAAGCCAGCGATTGCAGACCCTAAAGAAGGTTGGTTCAATTTAGCAAACAAATCTTTATGTTCTTTAACGTCCTGCATCACCCTGTTGGCAAGCAAAATGTTAGTTGGTGCGGCATCCACAGCGGCGCGCAAAGCGCCTTGTTCCGCGGCAAATGTTTCGGCCATTTTTTCGGCTTCTTTTGTGTCACCAGCAACACCAACAGCGGCCTCTTTAGCTTGTTGTTCAATAGCTTTTTTGTTTCTTTCGGCCTCAAACTCTGCATAAGAAGGAGAACTTCTTGGGTTAGGGTTCGGCATGTTTAAAATACTTGCCAAAGCTGGAGAAACGTTGCCACTAGGTGCAGTTGATACAGCCGGCGCGGGCCTAGGTGCAGGGGCCGCCGCTACAGGTGCAGGGGCCGCCGCTACAGGTGCAGGACCTCCAACGGGTGCAGGAGCCGCCGCTACAGGTGCAGGGCCTCCAACAGGAGCAGTACCTCTAACCGGGGCATTAGGTGCTGTTGCAGGAGCGCCACCAAACTGTGAAGGCACGTTAAACATTTTGCCGATAATTTCTGCGGCGCTTGTTTGCATTTCTCGACCTGCGTTAGCGTCGTAGTATTTAAACGGCTGGTACATGTTGCCTGCTTTAGCCGCTGTAATAATTTGATTACGAACGTCAGGAGGCAAGAAACTCAGTTCACGTTGCAAATCTGTTGGCTTGGTTAAAGTCAACATTTGTTTGAGCGCCTCTTGTGGGTTGGATACGGCCAACTGTGCCAGTGTTGCCGCTTGTAGCGCGTTTAATGGAGGAGCCTCGGCACCACCTTGAGGAGCCGGTGCCGCACCACCTTGAGGAGCCGGTGCCGCACCACCTTGAGGAGCCGGTGCCGCACCACCTTGAGGAGCCGGTGCCATACCGCCTGCACTTGGTTCAGGCAGTGGGGGTAGTCCTTGTGCGGCGCGCAAGGTGTTGTTAATCATGCGTTGCTGATTAGCCGCTTGCATCTTCTCTTGCAACAGGCGGTCTTCTTGTGTCTTCAACTGGGCCATGTTGACACGCATGTTGAACACATCTTGGTCGTTGGTGCGCTCTTTGGTGCTCTGCGCCTGCATGTTCTGGGCCATCTCGTTTTGGGTGCTACCAAGAACAGAACGCATTTGGTCCATGCCCTGCTGAAAGCTACCTTTGTAAGCTTGACGTTGCTCAATCATTTGTTGGAGGTAGTCGCGGATACTGGCGCTGTCGTCCATGCCGAGTGCGACGCCCTTGTTGCCAAGAACGTTCAGTCCGCTCTTGCCAAGCATTTCGCCTTTTACAAGCGGCAGTCCGCCTGTTGGTTCAGTCGTTGTTGGGATTTCCATAATTAGTACTCGCCTTCACCAAACGTGCCACTACCACTTCCATAATAATCTAACGTATTATTTTGCATTAAATCATTCAACCATTTGTACGATGATTTGCCACTTAAAGCCTCGGTCAACGCTGTACCACCACCACCAATTGCACCAAGCCCTGCCAAGAAGTTAGCATAGTCACCCTTAGAGGTTTCTGTTGCAACGCTCTTGTTGGTTGCTGGTCCCATGTTGTTAATAATGTCGCTGTACTTGGCCAGTGTGGGCAAGCCGCCCATCATCTCTTGGGTTGCTGTGTTTAATGCGGTGGTGCCGTACTGCGCACCCACATTACCCAAAGCCTGACCCGCTTGGATAGACTGTTGCATTGCGTCCATGGCCGCTTTGTTTTGTTGTTCAGACAGCGTGGTCAACGCCCCTGCACGCGCGGTGTTAATAGCTGTTTGGTCGCGTAAAGAACCATAGTTACCCGAAGCAATACCACCCGCGCCAACCTGAGACGTAATCTGTGGGAGGATTTGGTCCAACTTGGCGTTTTGAGACGCAAACAAACCACCTAATGGGGTAGCTGTGTTGGGAGCACCAGTGGCAAGAAACGGGTTAGCGTTGGCCGTCTGCGCTGTTTGTAGACCGCTAATTGCCGTTGTGAAAGGGTTGGATGTTTGGCTGTTGAGATCGCCAATTAAACCGGCCGCAACAGTGCTCCCCGGGGCCGTGGCCGCTTGGTATGTCTGTGGTGCCTGTGTGGCAATGTTTTGTTGTGCAGTAGTAAACCACGTCGGCAGTGTTGTGTTAACTGTACTTTTTGAATCAAAAACGCTCATTTTCTTCCTTTCATGTGCGCGCTAGATAGATATTCTAGCGGGCCTTTGCTTTCTGGTGGCAACTCGCCCGGGGGGTTAGAGTGCTTGTGTTCGCGGATTGTTTTAATAAACTGGTCCAAAATATCTGCACCAGAGTCACTGGAGCCGTTACCTAAAGCAGACACGACGTCTGCAGGCAACACAAATTCGCTGTTAGCCACCATGGCGGGGATCTGGTCTGACGTACCATCACCACGACCTTGGATGTAGGTTGTTCCCGCGCCACCCTCAGAGTAGAACTCTGGTTGGCCCATGGGGTGCTCGGGCACCATGCCTCCCTCTGCGAAGGAGAAGAAATTGATTAAGTCCAAAGCAGGGGCCTCTTCTTTGTTTTTTTCCTCTTCCTTTTTATCCGTTTCTTCTTCGGGTGTCAAGGTTTTTTCAGGAGTGGATTGTGGTATTGCTACACCCGCCAAGCTAAATAGCAGGGGGTTCAAAATTGGCGCGGCTTCATACGCGTTTTTGTAAGACAGCTTTGTGTCCGCGGCAAGGACCGGTGTTGGCGTGTACGCGGCGCCTGACCCAATTCTTGTTGCAGGGGACGGCGTTGGCGTTGGCGTTGGCGTTGGCGTTGGCGTTGGCGTTGGCGTTGGCGTTGGCGTTGGCGTTGGCGTTGGCGAAGGGGCCGGTGCAGGAGCAGGAGCAGGTGCGGGTGCAGGGGCCGGTGCAGGAGCAGGGGCCGGTGCAGGGGCAGGGGCCGGTGCGGGCG